ATAATTTAAGATATATATAAAAATAATTTTTGTATCCCATTATATATACATATACATATGCGCACAAGTAAGAAATGTCAAATAAAACGTTAAACGAGGTGATGCGCACGTCGCAATATTTAGGTACTGCCCTTAACTCAATGGATAGAGAACTTGGTTTAGCGAAAAAAGATTTAGAACACGGTGAGTTACAAAGTGCTGAAAATGATATTTACCGTTCACGCTACTCGTTAAGATCTGCAATGGATGAACATAACACGATTGATTCGGCAGTACGAAAAGCACTTAAACTACCAGATAAACCTTATCGTCGTATTAATATTGATGAGAAACCAGGTTATAGCACTGCTAAAAATCGCGAAATTATAGTTCCACTATCTAAACCACTTACTTATTCATACTCCGAAAGTAAGAAAGGAAAAGATAGTGGAAGTGATAGTATAGGAAAAGTTATAGATAAAATATCAAAAGTTGAAGTCCCGTCTAAGTCCGACGATGAAATAGGAAAATTAGTTAATAAAATAAAAAAAGTTGAAATGAGAAGTACTGGAACTGAACCATACACAATCGGTACGGACCCAAAAACTGGAGAACGAGGTTTTGCTCAAATATTAGATAGAATCCCTCAAAATGATGAAGAAGCTATCGCTATGGGTAAAAATCCTAATTATTATGTTAGTCATTATGATAGATCCGGAAAAAGACGAGCAGATGTTGAAATAGTAAGAGCAAGTAAAATAGATCCGCCCAGAGAATCAATAAAACCATACTATAATGTAAGTGGAGATGAAACATTCACAACTAAAAAAATACCAGAAAGTGAAATAGATAAAGTCGTTGCTCACTCTTTAGGCGTTGGTAGTGATGAACCAATAGCAAGTGGTGATTCTATTTCTTTTGACTATTAAGTGAACGTAAATAATCTTTTTTTACGAATACCAATTTTATACTTGCGGATTGTGCCTGGCTAAATGTATACATAGGATGGCTTCTACCTAGTGAATCTTGCCAATCTATAGCAATATTAAAGCTCTGCAAAGTTTGACATGGCATAAGGTCAATAAATCTAGCACCGGGAATAACACTCGCTGGTGTATAAACTAATGGCTGTTGAAAATTTCCAGGTCCGCTAATATCTGGGTCAAAATCACAAATAATCGAACTCTGAAGATCTGTACTTCCTTTACCCATTTCAACAAGTGGCAAATCTACACCTTCAGGATTTGTGTTAAGTCCAGTTCCTAGAATTTGTATTTTCATTAATGAACGGAACGCGAAAAATCCTGGCCACTCTTGAACAAAAACTGCATATGCTGCGTCTGGATCTGTTGGAAATTGCTTAATAGATGGCGAACCATCTTCATTAATATATGTGCCTGGTAATCCTCCAGTTTGAAGTAAAACATCTTTATAATTTGTAGATGTTGATTTTTTTGTGCTTGAATTATAAACTCGCATAGACCAACCAGGAAGATAAGCAAAGTAAGAAGCACTATACCAAATCTGAATACCAGGTCTATTTTTTACGTCATCAGCATCTCCAGTTTCCATCGTTTGATATGCTGAATATGGAAATGCAGTTATAGTCAAACATTGATTATTTGGATTATACGACATAACAGGAGCAATTGTGCCAGCGGGAAATGACTGACCAGCCGCCGTTATTTTAGTTGTCAAATCAGCAAATGCCGCCGAGTAAGCATTGTTATTCATTCTCAATATAGTGTCCATATCATACACATTATTAAATCCATTATCTGGTTGACCAATCAATCCACGCACTGGGTCAATAGGTGGAGGCACAATCCACATTGCGGATCGCAAAACTTGGAGGGAAACTGGGTCACTATCGATACTTACCATTTCACTTCCATTATCATATACCCATGACAAAGTGACTTTATATACGGTTTCAGTTGGGTAATCTCCCGCCGCTGGCATTTGTCCTAGTTCGAGCGTTGGTTGCCACATCGGAATTGACATTTGAGGAATAGAACATCGGGCAACTGCCATTACGTAGTCTCCCACATTTGACAGAATAGGACTAGTTCTGACCACTTGACGTTGAAGAGGTGAAGGGTGGACCTCGTTGTTGCCGTTGAGGTTTAAATCGAGGTATACAATATCTGCTGACATTTAAATAATTCAGTTAGTGTCTATATTTATTTGAGAAGAAAATAATTTTCCGCTATAAATATATATCGAAAATTTTATTCGTATAAAATGTTGCGTTTTTGCCGTACACCCACCGACGATACCATAGCCATTGTTAAAGGTGGTCCATGGCATAATAGGCTTATTGAGCTAGTAAGCGATCCCGTACTACCAGAATATGAAGAGGAAGAAGATTTCGGCTCATTTGGGGACTTCGCGGAGCCGACAACATCTAAGGCTGGTAAATCCGCAGAGTATTATGAAGGCCTGGCATGTCCAGAGGGCAGTGAGTTTATGCCGATGCCATGTCAAAAGCCCGAACAGCGCGATGTAATTTATATTACCGGCGCAAGTGGAACAGGTAAATCTACATTTTCAAGTAGGTTTGCCGAGCTATTTAACAAAGTTTTCAAAATCGACGACATTAACCCAAAAATTATTATAGTTTCGCCAGATAATCCAGAGAATGACGCTGTTTTTGCTGGTAGTTCTTACGATTGGCAGTGGATAAGTCCAGAAGATATTTTGCATGATGGAATAACCCTCGAGGATATGTGCGATCCTGATTTTAGGTATACTTATGAAGCTGATTCCAAAGGAAAATTAACACGCCAACAACCAATGCTAATTATTTTTGACGATGTTGAAGCCTTGAGCGATAAAAATGAGGCAAAAGCGCTTCATCGATTTATGCAAGCAGTACTAGAGCGTGCGCGCAAGAAGCAAATTTACGCAGCTTACATTTCACACAGAGCAAGCGCCGGGCCAGCTACTAAAATTATTCTACAAGAGCAAAACTCTATATGGTTTCCACTTAATGGTTCTGGTTCTGGTAATTTATCTTACACACTTAAAAAGCATCTCGGCATACCCGATGAATTGCGACTTGCTCTCAATAAATCGTCAAAAGAATTTGGCAAGTGGATATTTATTAAAACTGATTCTTGCCCACGTTATGCTATCACTTCGAAAAAGATATTCATAATAAATGAAGATGAAATAAAACAAGCAAAGAAATAATGTCAAATACTATTTTATTTTTTTATATATACACCAACCATAAATAAAATGAGTAAGGGGATTGTGGTAAACTATTGGCCATTCGATCCGAAATATTCAACTGGGCCCAAGCCGAATAACACGGAACTATCGCATAGTTTGTCAAGTGTAGAATTAAAAATGATAATGAATGGCGTATTACAATGTAGTGATTTTCCTATCGTTGCATATTCTGACATTTTTAATTCAGAGTCAGCGAAAGAACATGATTTCATACGCCGATTTCTCGGCCGAACTAATCAGCGCGCGGCAATATTTTTATTCAGGCAGACTGCTACATATGGACATTGGATGGCCCTATTTGAAAATAGCGCAGGCGATCTTTATGTGTATGACAGTTACGGCGACAAAAAACCCGATGAATATATTATTGGTGTTGATGGAGTGAAGAACGAAACCCTAAATCAAGAATCGCCGTACTTATTGGAGTGTTTCGGTAATTCATCTTATGATTGTATTTATTGGAATGATTATCCGCAGCAAAAACTTAAAGCAGATATTCAAACATGCGGCAAGTGGTCAGCATTTCGCATTTTAAATCGAGATATGGACGTAGAAACATTCGCCGAATTTGTCGATACTATATGCAAGAAATATAATTTAACGACCGATAAGTATGTGTGCTTGGCATATAGATTTATATGTCGTAATCTAGACACGATGCAAAAGGATTTGGGTAACATGTGAACTCATCTCCGCTATTATTTTTTTGCTTAAACTCGCTATGAATTGCCGCGCACTTTATAATATATTGGCCAGTAAAAACATGCGATTTGTTATATTGTCGCGTAAATTCAACTCCAGCCTTTGACAGTGCAATATTAAGTACGCGTATTTGGAATTTTGTGTCGATTTCATTTTCCGCGATATGTTGTTTTAATTCCTTGGCGTGCTTATTACCATAAAGACGTAGTGCGTTGTTGATGATGTAATTATT